CCTTGGCCCAGATCGCGTTGATGAAGAGCGTGGCGGCCGTGCGATCGAGCAGGTCCGGCGAGCTCTGGTAGATGTTCTGGATGGTTCCGAACCGCTGGTTCCACAGCCAGCGAACTCGCGTGTCGAGTGACGCTCGATGCTCCTTTGGAACCTCGCGCCGGAAGTTGCTGCCACCGACGATGCGGACGACCTCAGTACTGGTCATTGGATTCCTTGTCTTCCCACGGCGGACGGAGGATGCAGTCAGGGTCACACTGGCACATCGTCGGGATCCGGGTCGTGCTGGAGTGCAGCGATCGTCAAGTCGAGGAACTCGATCTCCTCGTTCTCGACCTGTGCCGGGTGCGTGCCGGGGCGGCGCCGGCCACTGATGCGGTCGAAGATCATCTTCTGAGCTGCAGTCGCCCGCCCCATGCTGCCGCGGACTCGCGGGTCACCGCTGTTGGCGTGGACGAACAGCACTTGCCCGATGAGCTCCCACACAGGCGCGTCGACCGTGGGCTCGAAGCTCTTCGGCGGGTGCTCGGCGACGTGCTGGAGCGCGTCGTGGACACTCAGATGCTTTATCTTGCCCACACGTTGCTCCAGTCTTCCTCGTAGTCCACACTCTTGCTGACGGTGTTTGCGTCGAACCAGCTTCCCTGGAAGAACTCGAGCTCCTTGGTGGCCTGCACGACGTAGCGCAGGGCGTCCATCATGTTGCTGTACTTGTCGTGCAGCGGCTTGCCGCTCCACATCTGGAGCTTGCTGTTGAACTCGTACTTGTAGTTCTCCATGCACTCTAGCACGCGGTCACACGTGAGCGGGTGGATGTGCGTGTTGTACAGCTGCATGCGGACTTGCTGGATGTCTGTGATGAGGTCGTAGTCGCCCTGACGCGAGCCAGGGATCTTCCAGACCTTGTTGCTCTTGGCGAGCACGGCGACGTTGGCGAAACGCGTGCGCATCATGTCTGCCGGCGTCGTGTTGACCGCCTTCTCGTGGTGATCGCCGTCCCACGGCAGGATGATCTGCGCGAGCTTGTTGAACCAGGGCTTTGCCTGCAGGTCGTCGACGTACTCGGGCAGCGCCTTGCCGTGGCCCTCGCCACAGTCGAGGAGCCACAGCTGCTGGTTGATCCACTGGAACGCGATCCACGCGGTCGCGTCCGAGTGGAGGCCGGAGCTGCCGATGTCGAAGGCGACGTACACCGGGTGGCCCTGGTTGATGTTGAACGCCTCGTTGCGGTGCTCAGCGACGAGCCGGAGGAACGCCTCGCCGTAGACGGCAGCAGCGTCCATCTCCTCGAAGTCGACGTAGTACTCCTGCAGGAACATGCGGCTGTTGCCGAAGCGCCGGAGGTACGTGTCCTCGATCTCTTCGAGCTTCGCCTGGCTCAGCACTGGCTCGAGGCCGTGCTTGCGCATCATGGCGTTCAGGTCTTCGATCGTCCGAGTGACGATGTGGAAGTCTTCCTGGTGGCTGTGGTTCTGGATCAGCTGCCACAGTGGGTTGCTCCGCTTGCCACGCGGAGTGCTGGCCACCATGAGCTTCTTGTCCTCGTGCTGGCCCTGGATGATGGGCATCAGACGCGGGATCGGATCCTCACGGTTGAACAGCGCGAGCTCGGTGAACGCGTAGTCCAGGAACGACGTGCCGACGCCGTTCTTGTCGCGGCCGCTCTGGAAGTAGCCCTGCACCTTGAGGCGAGAGCCGTTGGTGAACTCGCCTTCCATGACAGTGTTCTTCCAGTCCACGAGGTCCGGGTGAACGTTGTCCTGGAGCATACGGATGTACTGCTTGCTCTCGGGGTCGATGTACGTCTTCTGCCACAGGATGTCGCGGATCATCGGGTTGTCGAGAGAGACGTAGGTGCCAGTGCTCTTGGGGATGCGCAGCCGGCGCTCGCACATCTCCATGCTCATGGCCACGTCCTTGCCGCTCTGGCGCGGGTACACGGCGACACCGATGCGGTAGTTGCGCCACATCGAGTGCAGCTCCGCCTGGTACGGGCGGGGCTGGTAGTGGATCGGGAACCTTGGCACTCAGTAGCCTCCAGGGTAGTGAGCGCCGTTGAACCAGACGCTCCAGAGAAGACCGCAGACAGGAATGGCGACGATCAGGAACAGGGTGATGATCCCGATCGCCGCCCAGACCTTGCCCATCAGAATCGGAACGTGCCCGGAGCGATGCCAAGCGTGCCGAACAGTGTGTCGAGGTTCTCGCCCTCGTCGCCGCTCTGGCCAGCCTGGCTCTGGATTCCCACCTGCGGCTGCTGCGTGAAGCGCTGAGCCTCGTCTCGAGGCTGAGTTGCAGCGCGCTGCTGCTGGGGAGTGGGAGCCGCCGTCGCCGCAGGGGAGGATGCAGCGGGGGATGCTGCAGCGGCGGCGGCCCGTGTGGCGGCGAGACGCGTGCGGGCTGCCTGGAGCAACGGCTTGACGTCGATGCTCCAACCCTGCGTCTCGCCAGAGTCACTCTTGACGGCGTACGGAGCGATGAGCTCCGCGAAGTTGTCCGCCAGCTCTCGGTCGAACTGCTTGGCTCCAGGCAGGATGTCCGGGTTGCCGCGGAACAGCTCGATCGAGTTGTGGATGACTTCCATCGTGCCGGCGTTGGCGTCCAGGCTGAGCTGCACGCGACGGTTCACCTCGTTGGCGAGCTGTCGCTTGATCTCCTCCTGCCAGTCACGCGCGTCGGCGGCGTCCGAGAGCAGTTCCTCGCCCTCGGTGCCGTCGGCACGTGGGACGCGGCGGCCGACGAGGTAGCGCGGCGCGGCGTTGACGGCGTCGACGTACTGAGCGTACTCGGTCTTGACTTCCTCGACAGCGGTGCGAGTTAGGTCCTCTCGCTGCCGGGACTCAATGCCCTCGATTGCGGAGACCCACTCGGGCTCGTACTCAGCAGCATCGCGTGTGAACTCTGTTGCTGCATCCGGTGCCACCGCAGGCTCTCCGCCTGCTCCAGCTGCCGGTGATCCAGGCTCTTCGCCGCCAGCCGCAGCTCCTTCACCTTCAGGAGCTGGTGATCCGTCTCCACCTGCAGCAGGAGCAGGCGCTTCTCCGCCTTCGCCATCTGCCTCACCAGCTTCCGGCTTTTCGACCGTTCCCATGACCGCCGAAAAGAACGAGTCGCCGTCACCCACCCAGATGTCAGCGTTATCGTCCGGTGTCTGGTCATCGTTGTCTCCCTCAGTCGGGAGGTTCAGGACGTCAGTCACCGAACTCCGCCTCCGCCGCCTCGATCACGCGAGTCGTGAGCTCGTCCTGATCCGCGTTGGTCCACTGGAACTGCACCTGCGGCGTGTTGAGCTGCTGCAGCAGGCCGGTGCCACCGGTCACGTACGCCTGAGCGTCGGCCATGGCGGCGAGGAGCGGGTACGCGTCCTCGGCGTCGGCGTCCCAGACGTGCTCGATGCGCGCGGTGGTGAGGTTCCACTGGAACATGAGCTCGACGTACACGTCGCGGTTCTTGATCGCGTCGCTCTCGTCGGTGCCGACGGGGCCGAAGTTCTTGAGAGCGTCGGGATGCAGGCGCAGCTGCTCCTCCAGGTCCACACGGTACTTGAGAAGCAGGTTGTGGAAGAGACGGTAGTACGTGCTGATTTGCTCGGGACGCATCGCCGGCCAGCTCTTCAGCACGTAGTTGGCGAAGCCCGGCTCGATGCGCTTGAGCGACTGGACCTCGATGTTCTTGAGGATCTCGTGCCAGATCTCGAGGACGGTGCGGTCGAGCGGCTCCTCGATCGCCTTCATCATCTCGGCGAGGTCAGCTTCGTCCTGCTCGCTGAGTGTGGTCTCGTTGTCGCTCATGCGTTCTCCTTGATTTCGCCCTTGAGTACCTTTTCACGGTACTCGTCCTGGATGGCCTGGATGACACTCGGGATGTCGTACCCGAGCACGGTGTCGGCGTAGTCGCGCTTCACGGTGCGAGGCACCATGTGAACGCCGCCGAAGTACGCCTCCACGTCGAACAGATCGAAGACGCGCTTCTCGTTGTAGACGTGGATCTTGAAGAACTCGCCGAGCAGAGTCGGGTCGCGGTAGAGCCCGATCTGGTACGCGGGGAGCGCGACGGTGACGCGCATCTCCTTGCGCTCGTCACCGGGCATCTCGAAGGTCTCGACGATCGAGCCGTTCGCGTCCTTGACCTCGACCTTGCGGACGCCGGGGTCGATGTACGTGATGTGCCGCTTGCCGCGCTCCTTGGGAACTGCGCTCTTGCGGATCTCGTCCTGGTACCAGATCTTGCCGTCAGCGTCGATGCGCAGCGGCTTCTCCTGCGCGGCGTGCGTGTTGGTATGGATGCCAGGCACGGTGTCTGCCGGCGTCTCGCGCAGCTGGTCGAGCTTCGCCTGGGCCATGAAGTCGAACGCCTCGTGGCTGTTGGGCGACTGGCGGGCTGACTGGCTCCGCAGCTCGGACTGGATCTGTTCGAGCTCCAGGACGCTGTACTCGCGGTAGTGCTTGGTCGGCGACCAGCCCTCCGCAGTCAGCGAGTCCCAGAGGCCCTTGCGTTCTTGCTGGGTCACTGTTCCTCCGTAGGTGGGGCAAATCGCCTAATGACGATTATACCCCACCTCGGACCGCTTTACACGCGGCGCAGCGCGATGATCGCGAGCGAGACAGCCATGACGATCAGGCAGAT